CGGGAGAACGACCCACGACAGGCACCCCCTCGGGAAGGACCCGCGTTTTCATCGCGCCGTCCTCATCGCCAATTTCCATGCCTGCTCGAGCTGCGCCGCGAAGTTGGCAGCGACGACCTTGCGCCCGATGCCAGGCAGGTCGAGCCGCTTCTCGTATCGAGGCGGCTGCTTGAACAGCATCACGGCTTGCAGCTTCTTGTTCGCGTTCACCCGTGCATAGATGCCATAACCTGCGGCTGCGTTCTTGCCGCCGCCGCGCGGCTTGCCGAGAAAGTATCGCTTGGTCTTGCCGCCCGTGTTGACCTGACGCTGAATGGCCTTGATGGTGGCCAGGCTCACGCCGCCGAACGAGTCGGTCTTGACGTTGCGGGTCGGGACCAGCGCGGCGCCTGCCTGCTCGTCAGCGTCCGTGCCGGCGCCATAGTAGCGCTCAAAGCCCTTGACCCGGCGAGCCCCGCCTTGCACGCCGAACTTGAGGTATCGAGCCTGCTTGTCCTTCGCGAACACGAACGCGGTGAGGTTCCGCTTCTCGGCTCGCTGGATCGTGAACGCTCGGCGAGTGAACGGGTTCGGCTTGTCAAACGCCACCGGGATCTGCGCATGCACCTCGTCCCTAACCAGCTGGGCCGTGCTGGTAATGGCCTTGGCGATCGTGAACGGTGCTTGCCTGCTCGAGAACTGCTCGAGCCTTGGCAGCAGCCGCTTGATGTCGTGTTGGACGGTGATCTGCATGGGTTGATGGTATCGCAGAATTGCCCAGCGCGTGCGGGGCAATCCGTGAAAGTTAGTGAGTGCTTACATACATTTGCTTGGGATCGGCCCAGCCGCGACGGCGGTCGGGACAGGGTCAGGGACAGGGTCAAGGGTCATCAGGGGCGCAGGGTCTCTATATATACCCGTGTTTCGCGCGCCCCATTTTCCCCCCTTCTAATCACTCCCCTCTTTTTATACATATTGATGACCCTTAGACCCTTTAGGGTAAATAAAGAAGAAGAATCAATGACTTAGCACAGGGTCAGCCAAATAATTTGATGACCCTATCCATGACCCTTCGGCCCCTGCCAAGCCTGCGGCGGCACGCGAAGCTGTCTGACCCCGTTCGTCTTGCGACCCTGGCCTCGATTGAGCTTGCGGATCATCTGACCGGCCGTATTGATGTCCCCTCGGGCTGGGCGATCGACGCCCATCTCGATCAGGATGTCGGTCACGGTCATCCATCGCCAGGTGCTTTCGTCGGTCGTCCAGTCCAGCCGGCTCGAGATCCGATCCTCGATCGGGTCGCGCACCTCGAACTCTTGATTGGCCTCGTTCAGCTGGGCCATCTCATCGGGCGCCAAAAACCAGGATTCGCCTCGGTCGTAGATCTGATGAACCTCGGCCCAGAGCTGTTGCATATCGATGCCGTGATCATGGTTGATCGACTCGCATTCAATGACCCAATACCTGCGGTTCCCGGTCGCATCGTGCAGGAACTCGCGCGGGTTGACCGACGCAAAGAACACCGTGCGCCTGGCGTACTCGCTCTCGCGCTTGGCGTAAGCCCGCCGCAGCACGTCGCGGTCGCGTGTAAGAAAGGCTTTCAGCTGGGCAATGTCGGTCTTGCGAAACGTCGCATCGAGCTCGCCCAGCTCCACCAGCCAAAAGCTGCACGCCTGCTTGACCGAGTCCCGGTCCTCGGGCCTGAGCATCATGCCGTCCTGCGCAAGCCGTGTATTAGCCGGCACCAGCGACTTGAACCACTTCGTCTTGCCAAGGTATTGCGCCCCTTGCAGCACCAGCACGCCGTGCGCGGATACGCCCTCGGGCTCGAACGCCGCCGCCACGGCCGAGATCAGCCAGCGGCGCATTAGCACCTCCTTAAGCTGGGCCGGGCTGCTCGACTGGATGCTGTCATAAAGCGCCTGCAGCCGACTCTGACCGTCCCAAGGCCGGGAGAGGATCCAGGTGGCCGCCGGGTTGTATTGGTTCTGGTCAGCCAGATAGGTGACGAAATCTGACACCTTGTCGGTAGGCATTCGAAACCGTGCGCACCAGCTGATCAGCCACGCCAAGCTCGCGTTGGCCCGGTTGTCGATCGAGAATGAAGCGCTCGGGATGAGTATCTCCTCGTCCTTCGATATGACGTTGTACCGGATCGTGACGTTGAGCCGGCGCACGATTTCCTGGAAGTTCTCGATCGTGGCCAGCACCTTGCCGCGGTCGGTCGTGTCTGGAAGCGGCGCCAGTAGCGGCTGCTGGCCAACGTCCACCGTCGTGATCTCGCCCGTCTCCGGGTCGATCCGTTCGGGTCTCGAGGGTCTGACCATGCCCAGCTGCTGGGCAGCGTCCCGAGCGGCCTTAGAGAGGTCGCCTTGGTGCTCATAGGCAGCAAACAGGTCGAACGGCGCCACGGGCTGCCCTGATGCGTCCGAGCACAGCGGATCCGATGCGTGATGGATCCAGGCCCGATTGTCGTCTGGCCAGACCACGACGCCCGCCAGGCCCGTCTGCGAGTGCGGCGACAACCAGCGCTTGCCCTGTTGCCGGTACCCATAGCGGGCAAGCTGCTCGGTGATGCTATGGGCTCGATCGTAAGCGTCGATCACCGAGTCGCCGCGATGCTCACGCGGTCGGACCGCGACAGGCCGCTCGGGCTTGGACCACGGACAGACTGCCTCGAGCTGCGGCTTGAGCGCTGCCCAGTTGGACCAGAGCGCCAGCAGCCATTGCGGCGGCTCGGGCAGCCCCTGCGAGGCGACGGGCCTTGTCAGCCAGGTGTAAGGTTGGCCGGTGGCCGGATGGATCGATGGCGGCAGCACGTCCTGGCGCTGCTGCGTATCGGCGGCCCGGAGCTCGAACACGGTCACGCGGCCGGGCTTGTCTTTGTTGGGCCAGGTCAGCGCGTGATAGTCCAGCTGGACACCGTCGGGCACCCGGAACATGACGCGCACGCCTGGCGGCTGGCCTTGGCAGGTCGGATGCTGGGCCAGCAGCCCGTCGAGATCCCATCCAAACTCGTCGCAGATCGCTCGGGTCGCCTCGTAGTCGTCGACATCGAACGAGCATACCCGGCTCGGTCCAAGCGCGACGCCGACGTTCCAGTCGGGATTTTGAAGAAAGAACGTGCGCGCCCTGTCCGGGTGATCGAGCAGCTTTTCGCCCCAGTCTTTAGCGAGCGGCCGCTTCTCACGCGGCGGCAGCGGCACCAGGCGCATGCCCAGCTGCGAGACGTAGCTCGCGGCATAGTCGGCGATGGTGGGCGCGTTCATTGTTCCACCACCGTGCGGCCGTTGAACGAGTGCGCGACAACCGACTCGCCGCATTCGCGCCAGGCGGTCTCGAAGGCGGTCTCCTGGTGCTTTGTCCAGTCGTGCCGCCAGAAGATGACCAGCGCACCTCGCTGGTCTCTGAGCTCGTCGATCAGCGCCTCGAGCTGGTCACGGCTGCAGGATAGGATCGCGCAGGCAAGCCGCGCGGTTTTCTCGAGTCGTTCGATGCGCCATTGCTGGCCATCGTAGGCAGTGAGCTTCATAAAGTTCCTTCCGACGCTTCATTGTTGCTGGTCTCGCCGCGTCGATGATGCGAGGTGCAGAAGTAGAGCGGCCGCCGCTCCGGGAATCCGAGTATGCCCTCGGCGCCAGTTGATGACAGTCTGATCGGAGACCTGAAAAAGTCTCTCTAGATCACGATTCTTCAGCCCCGCCTGCGACTGAAGTTCCCGAAATTCACGCGATTGCATTGAGCTCTGCCCTGATCTGACGGTACCGGTCCGGGTTGGTAGCGGCCGGCGGCACCCAGCCGAAGCGGCGCCAGGTGTCGGCGACGTTGGTCTGGCCGGATGGGGTGTAACGGAACTTCGGGTCGTGCATGGGGATGGTGGGGGTCATGTGTTCTTCTCCTTTAGCTTTGCTTCGATGGCGCGGGCATTTTTAAGACATTCTTGTTTCGCGGCATTAATAGGAAAGTTTGGCAACGCCAAGTGATACTTCAGCTCATCATCCCAGTTGACTGGCTCGGCAAACTTCATCGTCACTCCGTATTTCAGTGCCCGTTCAGCATCAACCAAAGCATCTACACGATTGATCAGTTCTCGATAATCAGGTCTTAGGTGTCGACGATGAGTCAGGCTTTGTTCAAGTTTTGCGCAATCGACCAAACGAGTTTGTATATCTGTTAAAGAACTGACCAGATGATCTCGTGTTTTGTTACTCTGTTCGTTCATCTCCGTCTCCACAAAAACCGCAACGTCAGACCATCAACGAAGTTCCGTTTGAAACGTGTCTCCGGTGCCCAGATGACATAGCCAAGCAGAATGCCAACTGCGTAGCCGATGAAGAAGTAAGCGGTCATTTCTCACCTCGTGCTTTTGCGATGGCGGCGCGGGCCATATCGCGGATTGCGAATCGCAGTTCAACGTGTGGAGCGAACCCACGTTCGCAACGTTCGTGCATGTCGAGCAGCTTGGTTAGCGCCTCCAACAGATCCGGCGCGGCTGCGATCAGGCGGGCTTTGCGTGCCTCACGACCGGCAACGCAAGCAGGACGTTGGCACTCGGCGTGACAAGTGTGGATGCCGTCGTACTCGGTGTGCTTCAAGACAAGAGAGGAAAAGCGTTCAAGGTCACTCACTTCTAACGTGAAATATGTCCCGCCCATCATTTCAGGGTCTGATTGCATGGCCTCCCGCGCCATGCGGACGATGTCGTCTCGTGTCATGTCTCAATCCTCACCTTGTAACTCGGCTCGATCAGCTCCCGGATTTCCGCGGGTATCTTTGGCAGCGGAAACCAGGCGACGTACCAGGTGCCTTTACCCTCCCACCAGCCGGTTTGCGCGATCCCCGCCTGGTTGAGCAGCAGCACCTTCGGCCCGGTCGGGCAGCTGGACATCGGCCGCCAGACTAGGCCGGGATCCGTGATTGCGTGTTTTGTGTCCACGTTTCAGTTTCTCCGAAATAAATTTGACCTTGATCGCGTGCTCCTCAGTGCCGCGGCCCTTGTCTCGGATCAGCCAGGGTCGGCACTTGCACTCGTCGTTCGAGAAATAGACCGCGCTGAGGTGCCTCACGTTGCGCTTGACGTGCCGCAGGAATATCGCCCGCTTGCTGTCAGTGAGAGCTATCTCGTAGGACATATTCACCGCGATGGTCATGAGATCCTGCTCGAGCTCGTCGACGATCTCGGACGGGGTCACCATTTGGCCTCCCCTAGCTCAGTCGTCATATCCGCGAACGTGCGGGTAACTGGTGCCGGGAACCACTGGTCGCTTGGCTGCAGCAGCTTCTGCGGAAACGGCCATTGGACGCTCGCGCTGGATTGACCAGTATTGACGCTGCCCGATGATGGTTGCTTCGGCTTCGTTGTTTTGCTCAAGTTGTAGGAGTGCATGACGGATGCTCGACCATGAAAGTAGGAAATAGTCAGCCAGCTGCTGGACCGTGACGGGTTTCTTATGCGTCGACAGATAGTCGCGGCATTTCTCGACTGCGGTCATTCTTTGGCACCGATCATGGCGCACAGCATGAGAGCGAGCGCTAGGCCCAGCGGCCATGCGGCCTCGAGAGCGAGAGCGGCGCCGGTGGCGGCTGCGGATAGGATCAAAGCGAACATTGGCATGGGTGTCTCCGGTTGGTGCGCCACGACGTGCAGCGCATGACCGAAGTATGCCAAAGAATTTGGGTTTGTGTGGATTAGGGCTTTCCCTAACCGTTCCGTTTTTTGATTATCTGCAAGGCTTCGTCAGCCGATCGCGCAATCCCGGCGATGCCGCCACCGAGCTGGACCTGTCTCAGAAAGTTGAGCTGCGCCTCAGTCGGCCGGCCTCGCGGCGCCTTGACCTCGATCGCAGTGAATACGCCCAGCACTCCGCCCACCATCTCGTGAGTGATGAGCACGGGTGTCCAGCCGATGAGATCGGAGCCGCCAGGGTTGCCGACCCCGTAGCGGATGACGCGGCCGGTATCGTCCCGATAGGCGCCGATGTTGTTCCGGTGCATGACAGACCCGGCCCGCGACATGGCGAGCCGGATCTGCTGCTGGATGGCTGACTCAGACACTTGAGATGAGCTTGTCGATGTACCAACGGGCTTTTTCGAGGTCTTGCTTGCCGCCTTTGTGCTTCCATCGCCACAAATATTTGATCGCGTTCGCCGTGCAGACCGCATCGAGCCCTTGCAGGTCGGCGGTCGCCGCGGCCAGCGCGTCGATGCACTCGATCGTGCCCCGCGTGTAGTGCGGCGGATGGTTGACCATGTCGGCTTTCTTGTGGAAATCCTTGCGCTCAAGCTCGCGCCAGGCCTCCTCCTCCTTGGCGTACTCGTCCATATTGGTCCAGCCGCGAACGACTGCGTCAGGCATGTTTGGCCCCTTGTTCAAGTCGCAGCTGCTGCTGCAAAAGCCGGGCCTCGACGATGATCTCGCAGCACGCGGCCCGTGCGTCGGTCGTGCGTTGCTGTTGGACCAGCTGGTCGACGGTGGCGACGCGGTTCTTGAGGTATTCGAGAATGGTTTCGGCATTCATGGGGCACCTCAAAACGGAACTGACGAGTCGTCATCAAGCCCCTGCGGCTGGGCCTGCCTCTGCTGCCTCGGCGCCTGCTGCTGCTGGTCATTGTTCGGCTGGAACATCGAGACCATGACCCGATCTTTGCCAGCCTCGCGCGGCACCGCGGCCAGGTTGATGAGCGGGTCCAGCAGCGCGTAGTGGCCGCCGTCGTCGCCCTGCATGATCACGCCGATGTTTTGGTATCGGTTCTTCTGCTTACCGTCCCGGTCCGTGTAGCTGCCGGTCTTTACTGCGAGGTCATACTTCCGAGTTGCCATGAAAATCTCCTTAAAAGTTGTCCGGGAGATGCGCTCCCGGTCCGTTGTCTTTCCAACTGTCCGCCATTGCCCGTGCAGGAGGAGACAGAAACACGTCAATGGCTGCTGCTGTTAATCGCCACCTGCAGCTGGGCGCGCGGCGTCCCACAATTTTCTGATGTCCGACTTTAATTGATTGGCGGCAACTTCGCCGCGGTGCTTCTCAACATCTGCTAGGAACTTGCGACGCTGGGCCAGTGTCGGCATGCGCAGCACGGTCCGGGCCTCGCATTCGGCTCGCCAGGCTTCGCATTGATGACAGACGACGCGACCGTCGATCAGTGTCTTGAACGGCCCGGTCTCGCAGAGCTGGCAGCCGAGGCAGGTCATGTCCGCAGCCCCCTCGAGCCTCGAACCCGCGCCATCTGATACGCCCAGCCGATCGAATAGCCGCGCTTGATAGCGATGTCCTTGAGCGCCTCGATCGTCCGCGCCTGGCGCACCTCGTCGCGCTCGCGTCGCTTGATCTCCTCGATCTGTGCGAGCTCACCGGCACGCTGCTGCAGCTTGGTCAACCGAGGCGCCTGGCGATGACCGCAAGCTGGGCACTCCGGCGCTGGCCGGTAGACGAAGAAACACCGTTCACACTGCCCAACGACCTCGGGCTCGTCCTCGGCCGATCGCGTGCGCTTCGGCGTGCCAGTAAGTGCCCACTCTCGCGGATCGGTCGGCAGGCCGTGGCGGAAGCAGTTCCCGGCATGGTCGAGAACTATTAAGTCTTGCTTACCAGTTGCCGTCCGCAGCCCGCGGCCGATGCTCTGCAGGTATTTCACGACCGACTGCGTCGGCGCCAGCATGATCACGCAACCGATGCCAGGCGCGTCGACGCCGGCGACCCAGAGCTGGCAATTGACGACGACATCGATGTCGCCAGCGTTAAGCCCGTGCAAAGCCTCGCGCCGGATGGCCTCGGGACTGTGCCCACCGATAGCCATCGCACGATACCCGGCAGCCGCGAACTCCGATGCGACATCGTTGGCGTGCTTGACGTTCGTGGCGAAAGCGACCGCCGGGCGGCCGTGCGCGAGCTTCCGATAGTGCTCGACCGCGCTGCCGGTGATGCTGGGCCGGTTCATGCGGTCCGCGACCTCGCCAGGCGCGTAGTCGCCGGCCACCGTGCGTACGCCGGTGAGGTCGGGCTGGCTGGGCGCGAAATACTTGATCGGCACGAGGAGCTGCTGCGCGATGAGCTCCGAGGTGGTGCAGCTGGGCACCAGCGTGTCGAATATCTCATCGAGCCCCCGGCCATCGAGCCGAACCGGTGTCGCGGTCAGGCCCAGCAGGTGAGGCCGGCCAGCGTCCTCGATTACCTTGCGATACGTCTCCGCGACGGCCAGGTGACACTCGTCGATCACGATCAGGTCCGGCTTGCGGTAGCGGCCCAGCCGGCGAGCTGCCGTCTGGACCATCACGATCTGAACCGGCAGGTCTGGCCGATCCGGTCGACCGGCCATGATGTGCCCGTGCGGGATCCGCTCGCTGGTGAGCTTCGCGCTTGTGGCGTCGAGGATCTCCCGCAGGTGCGCCAGGAACCAGACCGATCGGCCCTTGGCGACCGCCTCGCGGATGATGACGGCGCTCGTGTGAGTTTTGCCGCCACCGGTGGCCATGACCAGCACCGGCGCACGCTTCCCGGCGCGATAAGCCGCGCGAAGGTCGTCGATCGCCTTGAGCTGGTGCAGGCGTAGGGTCACACGCGCCCCCGTAGCCGATCCGCAGCCTGGTTGATCTTGGCGATGCTGGACAAGCGCGGTTTGGTCTGACCCTTCTCCCAGCGCCAGACGGTCGCGGTACTGACCCCGGCCTCGCGGAGAAGTTCTCCGACCGTCACCCGAGACTGCACGGCCAGTTCCCGGATCTTCCAGCGGATGTCCTCGAAATTCATGGTTTGGCGATGTCGCACGAAGTTGGTTTGCGGAATCATACCGGAAAGAAAATTTGCGCGTGTGTAAATTTTAGGAATAGAATCGCATCGCGGTGAATTGCCGTGAACATTAACGGAGAGAACATGGACCCAGGAATCTATGCCGGCATCTCGAACGAGGCGTATCACAGCGGCCCCGGCATCAGTCAGTCGGCGCTGTCAGTGATGGCCCGCAGCCCCTTGCATTATTGGGCAAAGTACCTTGACCCGAACCGTGAGCAGACAGAGCCCAGCGCGGCCATGAAGCTGGGCAGCGCGATCCACACTGCGGTGCTCGAGCCGGGAGAGTTTGGCCGCCGGTACCACGTCGCGCCGTCGGTCGATCGGCGCACAAAAGAGGGGAAAGCGGAATACCAGCTGGCGCTCGATAACGCCGAGGCGTCCGGCGCAGCGCTGATCACTTACGACGACGCCAAGACATGCCTAGCCATCGCCGAGCAGGTGCGCAAGCACCCCACGGCTCGCAAGGTTTTCGCCACCGGCCAGGCCGAAATGTCGTGCTACTGGACCGATAAAGAGACGGGGCTTTTATGCCGTTGCCGGCCCGACTGGCTGAGCCTGCCGATCATTGTTGATTTGAAGTCGACCGACGACGCGAGCGCCGACGGGTTCCAGCGGTCAGCCTGGAATTACCGGTACTGGATGCAAGCGGCCTGGTACATGGATGGCGTCGAACAAGCGACCGGCATGCGGCCCGAGGCGTTCTTGTTCGCAGCTTTCGAAAAGGCGGCGCCGAACGCCTGCGCGTTTTACTTCGCCGACCAGGTCATGCTGGACATGGGTCGGCGCGAGTACCGCAAGCTGCTGCGCCAGCTCGCCGACTGTATCGCAACGGATACATGGCCAGGTTACCCCGCCGAGGTGCGGGCTTTGGGTGTGCCCAGCTGGGCGATTACCGCGGCCGAGCGTGCCGCTGAGGGGCAAGCATGAGGTACTTGTCGGTCTGTAGCGGCATCGAAGCCGCGACAGTCGCATGGCACGGGCTCGGCTGGGAACCTGCAGGATTTTCCGAGATCGAACCCTTCCCGAGCGCGGTACTGGCTCACCACTACCCGGACACGCCGAACCTCGGCGACATGACACGATATGGCGAATGGGACATCGGATCAGTTGGACTTTTGGTCGGGGGGACACCCTGCCAGTCATTCAGCGTTGCAGGACTCCGAAAAGGACTGGCAGACCCGCGCGGTAACCTGGCACTCGTCTATTGCGGAATTCTGGACCGCTTCAGACCGCAGTGGTTCCTTTGGGAAAACGTCCCCGGTGTTTTGTCATCGAACCGAGGACGGGACTTTGGCTCCTTCCTCGGGGCGCTGGCTGAACTCGGGTACGGGTTCGCTTATCGAGTGCTGGACGCTCAATTCTTCGGAGTGGCCCAGCGACGCCGCCGTGTGTTCGTTGTCGGATACCTTGGAGACTGGCGACGTGCCGCAGCGGTTCTTTTTGAGCGCGAAAGCCTGCGCCGGGATACTGCGCCGAGCAGAGAAACGCGGCAAGGAATTGCCCACGCAACTGCACCATGCCTTACAAGCAGTGGCCGTGGGGTAGAGCGCACCGGTGACACTCGCGGGCAGGATCCGGTCGTTGCAGTTGAACAACCCTACCTCGTCGCCAACTGTCTTACTGCCCGAATGCACAAAGGCATCAACAGCACGCTCGACGAGGGTCAGACGCCGGTGGTCGCTCACAGTCTGCGCGGCGAAGGCTTCGACGCCAGCGAGGACGGCACGGGGCGCGGCACGCCGCTGGTGCCGGTTGGTGTAACGCTTCACGGGACCGACGGAACGGCCAAAGTGGCGAGCCTTACAGAACTGTCGAGTAGCTTGCGAGCACGGATACCCAGCGGAGTTGAAAACAGCACGACAACAGCGGTGATGCAGCCGGTCGTGGGCTTTAACGCACGACAAGACCCCGACTCATGGGATGGCCGCACCGGACCGCTGGACACCGACGGCAGCACGCAAGCGGTAGCTGTATCCCTGCGCGGTAGAGAAGGCGGTGCCACAGCTGAGCTAGGAGACGAGATTCAAAATTGCCTCAGAGCATCAAGCGGCGGCGGTGACAAACCGCACATTCTGAACGCAATGAGAGTCCGCCGCCTCACCCCCGTCGAGTGCGAGCGCCTGCAGGGGTTCCCGGACGGATATACCGCGATCCCTTGGCGCAAGAAATTAGCCACCGAATGCCCCGATGGGCCTCGGTACAAAGCCCTCGGTAACTCAATGGCCGTGCCTGTCATGGCTTGGATCGGGAAACGGATCTCAATGGTTCAATCACTCACTACGAAGGAATACGCATGAGCTTTATCATCCGTAAAGCAGAGCGCCAAGGTGCGCGACTGCTGATTCAACTTTCCGGCGTGTCTGGATCTGGCAAGACATACTCAGCGCTGCAGCTGGCCTATGGGCTCGCTGGCCAGCAGGCGGACAAGGTCGTGCTGATCGACACCGAGAACCGTCGCGGCAGCCTGTACGCAAGCGTACTGCCGCAGCCGTTCAACATCCTCGACTTTTACGCCCCGTTCTCTCCGGCGCGATACATCGAGGCGATCGACGCGGCTTGCCAGTCCGGCGCCGAGGTAATCGTAATCGACTCAGTGACACATGAGTACGAGAGCGAAGGCGGTGTCGAATGGATCGCTAACCAGACCCGTTTCCCGGACTGGAAGCGCGCCAAGGCTGAGCACAAAAGATTCATGACCCATATGCTGCAGTCTCCGGCCCATATCATCGCCTGCACCCGCGCCCGCGAGAAAGTCGACTTCTCAGACCCAAAAAATCCGCGGCCGCTGGGCATCCAACCAATCCAAGAGAAAAACTTTTCGTTTGAATCAACCGTCAGCTTGATGATGCACGACCAGGGTAGGCGGCGAGATGTCCTTAAATGCCCTGCGGAGCTGCAGCAGGTACTAGGCCGAGGTGACGGGTACCTCACAGCAGCTGACGGGTTGGCGTTGCGTCAATGGGTCGATGGTGCGGCCCCGATTGATCAGGAGGCCGAGCACCATCGCGGGATGCTGCA